ATATTAGAAGCAGTTGCTGAAAGAATTTCCTTACGAGCAGATTCGTTGATAACTTTGTTAAGTTCAACGTTTGCAGCTAACTGTTCGTTTAGTTTTTCTTCTAGATCTGCTTTATCCTGTTCTAAAGAACCTAATACATCAAATTTTTCCTCAGGAATATCGATATAGTGTTCTTCAAATAGTCCTTTTAGACCAGAAACGAAGCCTTCAAGAATCTCAGACTTCATACCATTTTCAAGGGCGATTTCATTATTATTAATCCACTGCTCAACTACGTAGTTGAGGTATCCATCAACTTTTTCAACAAGTCCCTCTTTATTATCAGCTATAGCTTCTTCAAGCTCAGCTGCAAATTCTTCTTCAAGACGTGCAACTTCAGACTTAACACGTGTTACAATAGCTGCTTCAAAAATTGTAGCTGCTTTTGTCTTGAATTCTTCAGAAAGATCTTCACCATTAACTAATGCAGAAACATCTTCTGCAATATCAAATGTAGAGTATTCTTCATACTGTTCTTTCATACCTTTCTTTTTATATTTCTCAGCCTGGGTTTCATGATAATCTCGCGCCTCAGAATGTGCTATATCAGTACCATGATCTTCTTCATTTGCTGGATGAATATGGCGTTGCGGATGTTCTTCTGAATCATAATGAAAATTTACGGCTTGATCATGATGATTCGCCATGTGTGAATGATACCCATGCTTGTCACCTTTTTTCAAAGCTTCCTGTGCTTTTTTCTTATAACCAACTATTTCCTCAGAATGTCTGTTAAATTCTTTTGCTGCTTTAACTTCTTTTCCAATTGGACTTTTGTAACCCTCATAATCATCCTTATTTGTAGATATAGGGTCATGCTTAAAGTGTGCATTCTTACCACCTCCATCTACTGCTTCATCTAGTTTTTCTTCATCTTCATCATCTTCTTCGTCTTCGTCATCACCATTTTTCTTAGCAATAGCTTTTTTTAGTGCTGGTGGCATTTCACCTTCAGCAACAATTTCAACGTCGTCTTCTGCATTTTCAGCAAAAGCTTCTGCTTCAATTTGAGTTTCGTCTTTATTAGACTCCGCTAAAATCTCTGCAATCTTTTGTTCGATAGACATGCTTATCTCCTATTTTAAGTATCTTTAATAAGATATTAATATTATTTATAATTATTTAATTTTCTTAAGAAAGTATTGAAACATTCTTAACTTTTGTTCTTCTAGATTTTTTAAAGAAGTCTTACGAATAATACTTTGAACTTCTTGTAAATCTTTTTCCACAAATTTTCCATCGACCATAACCCACTCTTTTGACTCCATAACACCTTCTACAAACGCATTAGGTGCAGACGGATCTGCAACAATATCTGCTGCAGTTGCTAGAGTAAAATCGTTTTGAACCATTGAAACACCACCTTTAGATGTAAGTGAACCCATACCACGAGATGAAACTCCAAGAGTTGCACCTTCATCAATAAGAGACTTAACAATTTTTCCATAAGGAGTGTCCATAATCTTAGCTTTACCGATAAAGTTATCACCTTCTCTGCGTAAAGATTTAATCATATGAGATACGCGATCTAGATTAATTGTAGGAGAGTCTGGATGTCCAAGCTCACCAAAAGCACGGTTCTTTGCTACATATTCTTCATTATATCGTTTAACTTCTTTATCCAATATTTCTGTAGGATAAACACGTCCATTACGATTCTTTAAATTTGATTGAAGGAATACGCCCTCAATAAAATATTCTTTTCCTTTACCTAGTTTTTCTTCAACTAGATATTTTACCTCTTCAGTATGTTCTTTTATTAGCTTCATCGATTAACTCCCTACTGCTGTTTCGTCATCATAGATACTAAATTGAGCAGTTTCAATCTTATTAGCGTATCCAGATATTTTACGTAATGTAAAATACGCTGCTACATTTCCAGTAACAGTTATTACAATATCTGATGTATTATTAGAAGATTCTGAGTATCCAGCAGCAAATAACATTTCATCACTACCAGTACAATCAACAACCATAACATTAACAGAATTTCTAACAATTGTCATAGTTGAAGCAGTATCTCCAGCCCATTGTATTGCACTAATATTAACGGTTTGTGTAACACCATCTAATGCTTGAGTTGCAGGTAATAACGTTGATATATCAATTGTACCAGAATCGTCTGCTCCAGATACTTTAACGACTGCTTCGGTATCGTTTAATTTAAGTGTTGTTACGGTAAGTGCCATTTATTTTTCTCCAATTTTATTCAGTACATGTACAAAGTTTTCTTTAGTTTGCCTCATATACTCTATTACTTCTGAATGTGTTTTAAATAAATCACTCAATTCAACTTGAGTCGATTTATTAATAGCTATAGTGTTATCATCTTCAAGTATGTAATCAATCTTACCTTCAATTATGGTATCTAATTTATTTAAACTACGAATCTCTTGAACTACAGGATCAAGTGTAAATATTTTAGAAGACGCTAATTCTAAGTATGATTCTATTAAGGTATCTGTTACTTTAACATTGTGATACTTGTTAATGATAGTCACTATTTTATTTTCTGATAACTCTTCATATATTTCAGTTCTTATTTCAGATTCTAAAGATTCTGTTTCATATTGTAATTTAAGACTATTTCTAGCTTCAGATATCTCAGTACAGTCAGAAAGAACTCCATCAATAAGAATTTGGTCATCCTCTGTTTTTTCAATCAGATGGCCATTAGATCTTAATTGTTCAACTATCTTATTACCAGATATGCCTTCAGATAGCTTTCTATTAAATTGGTTAAAATACATTATTATTTATTAGCTAATGTTGATTTAATTTTATCAACATGTTCTTTTTTGCCATCAATATAAATCTTAAATTTCCCACCCGCACGTGCATTACGAGAAGTTCTAAGCCCATGTTCAGCCCTTTGCCCATGAGGAATTGAATCATTATGAGCTTTAACATGTGCCATAATTTTATCATGATGTTCTTTACTATCAGCACTAGCAATATGTCTAGTGCCTGCCTTAATTGCTGATTGGGTCTCTGCAGATGCACCGCCGGTGGCTCTAAAGTTATCTAGGTCTTTTTTGCGTCGAGCAGCAGAAACATTTAGATGATGTTGGCCCCTGTCAATTTCTGCCTGATGTTTAGCTTGATGTTTTTTAAGGCTGTCTGAGGAGTTTGCCGCAAACATACCATGATCACGCTGTGAGGTGTGATGTTTAATGTGATTTTTTATGTCCCTTTCAATTTCTTTTCTAGTTTTTGGATCATGATCCGCATCCATAAATTTTTTATCATTTAATGCTGGGTGTAGCTCTTCAGTTGTATATTCAAGATCTTCAATGAACATATCTTCATCTTCAAATGTAGAGTATTCTTCATATTCTTCATACTGTTCTTTCATACCATTCTTTTTAGTAGCTGTATTAATACCTTTAGTTCTTCGTTTAATTACAGCGTTAGCAGCCCTACTACTTTTTCCTAACTCTCTTTTATAATCATCATCAGTACCGTCCCAATATGCGCTTGCTCGTTCTTTATCTATTGTATCTTTGTAAGCATGGGTATCTTTCTTATCTTTTTTTGCTTTGTCAAGATAAGAAGATAGTGTACCTTTAGATAATTCATCTAATTGATTAAAGTCTTCAGATTGCATGAAGTCTTGGATATCTTCAATTGAATAATCTTCAATTGAATAATCTTCTGTTCTAAGCTTATTTATTTCATAATCAGAACCACCACCAATTTCATCTGAATGTTTATTTTTTTTAATCCAATTATGGACCTTTTTATGATCATTATGTTTTAGTTGAATTGTTGCATTCCCTTCTGAATCTTTATAGTCTTTAACCTTAGCACTCAGTCCTGACTTAACTGCCCTCTTAACCATCATATCAACATGCTTTTTATGATCTACTTCCCCAGCATCGTAATGTGGTGCCTGATGTTTAATTTCATACGAAGCTTCATCTAGTTCTTCATACTGTTCTTTAAACATACTTTGTGCTAAATCTTGTCTCATACCATCTAATTTATCAGAAATACGCGTTGATAATTCTGTATTAAATGCTGTGTCGATAGCCATTGAATTTCCAGATTCTATAGCATCTATTAAATTCTTTACTCCGTTTGACATAACTATTCTCCGTTTGGTTGTGTACTATCAGGTTGGTCTGCTTGTTGTTCTCTATCTTGTTGCTGTTGATCTAGAGCTTCTAAGTCAGCCATTGCTTTTCTTTCAGTTTCAATCTGTTTATCAATATCTTTAATATCATCTTCAGATTGTTTTAATATATAACGCCTTACATAATCCATTGAATAGAACTTACCTAAATATGGTTCAACTCTTTGTAAGGTTTCCATTCTACCATTTAATACTTCTGCTTCTTTTAATTCAGAGAAGTGATTATCTTCTTGGAAATCAAATCGTATATCTTGTACAATTTCATCCCATTCATCCGCTCTCATAATACCTTTAACAACTAATTGTATTTTAAGAGTGTCTAAAAATACTAAAGAAAATCTACGTCTAATACGTTCAATAAACTTATTAAATTTAACTTCATCTCTTGTTATTTCATTTGATCTACCAAGACTGAACCCTTGTTGTGGTTGTAATCTTGAAATAGGTACATTTAATGCTTGGTATAATTTAGTTTGGAAGTATTGAATATCAGAAATTTCTCCAAGGCTTTGTCCACCTGGTAATGTAGTAATTTCTGTACCTTTGCCACCTTCTCTACGAGGCATCCAAAAATCTTCCATCATACTTAAATGTTTACGATCATCTCTTACTTCGCCAGTAGTAGCATCGTAAACTACTTTATTTCTAAATTTATTCATAATATCGTTGACATACTGTTCTGCTTTCATCTTAGGAAGGTTACCAACGTCAACATAGAACACTCTTCTTTCTGGTGCCCTTGAAACTCGATAGATGACTAGAGCATCTTCGATCATTTTTAATTGATTTACTGGTTTAATTGCTTTATGTAAATGACCTAACATCATGTTTGTGTTAGAATCAGATAAACCAGAAGGAGCATAAACTACAGAATCTAAACTGAGCTTAACACCTTGTGTTGTATTTTCATTAATGCCTTTATCATGATAGACATAGTATTCTTCAACAGAAGCTACTACTTCTACACCTTTAGCATTCTTTTCTTTTTTAACATTTTTAATCTTACGGATTTTTCTAGGATCTACGTATCGTAAATCAGCAATCCCTTTTTTAAGATTATTTTCATCTAATAATATGTGATAATATAGTCTACCATCAACATACCATGACCTAAACATGTCATGACCTTTTTGGTTAAACTTATATAATTTTAATACATTTTTAAATTCTTCACGAATTTTATTTTTAATAGATTCAGATAAGTCAACATCATCTAATACAACTTCAACAGGAGATTCGTCTGAATTAGCTACAATAGATTCATTAACAATATCTTCAATTGCATTATCGCAATCAGAGTATTGTGCAATTTCACGGTATCTTCTTATTAAGTCATTTTCGTTCTTAATAATACCTTCAATGTCAACGGTCATGCCATAATATCCGGCAGTACCTGATGTCATCATAGTTGAACCGTCATCAACTGAGGGAGCTACAATCGCTCCCTTAGATTGAATCTCTTTTTTCTTCTTTATCTCGAAGCCAAATATTTCCATAATAAACCTTTTATAATAAATCCACTACTATAGAGGTAGTGGGAATGTACCAATTGGAGTATCTACTGAT